GGTTCAAGTGAAAAAACAATATTTTCAAAAGAAGTTTTATTAAATGATGGTGTTTTTTTAAAACTTGGTGGTGGTGAAGATTTACAAATATATCACGATAGTGCTAATTCTTATATAGAAACAAGCACGTCAAGCGCTGGAGATCTATATATTAAAGCAAACGGTACAGGGCACGATTTATATTTACGAGCAGCAGATGATATATTTATTCAACCTCAAGGGGGAGAAACAGGAGTAAAAGTTACAGGTAACGGAGGAGTTGAGTTATATCATAATAATACTAAGAAATTTCAAACTGAAAGTACAGGGGTTAAAATTTCAGGCGTATCAGAATATGCGGATAATACAGCAGCTCTCGCAGGAGGACTTACAACAGGAGATGTTTATAGAACAGGAGATTTATTAAAAATAGTACACTAAAATATGGCAGTAAAATTTTCACAATTCGTAGTTGAAACAGATAAGGCAAACGTAAATTATTTAGTTGGCTGGGATGGTGCAGAAAATGTACAAATAACTCCTGCCAATTTATTAGGTAGCTACCCTTCAGGATCTGGAGCTACAGGACAAGTAGCATTTTTTGATTCAGCTTCTTCTATAGGAGGTGATAATGATTTGTTTTTTGATAATACTAATAAAAGATTAGGAATAGGAACTACTAGTCCTGTAACTAAATTACATATCGCTGACGTATCAACTCCTACTATAAGAATTGAAGATACAACAAACAATAAAAACATTCAATTATTTCACGATAATAATAATAGTTTTATTAGAACAAGTATTGGTAGTCAGTTAAATTTTCAAACAGATGGAAATAATGACAGAATGATTATTACTACCTCTGGTAACGTCGGTGTCGGAACGACTAGTCCATCGGCTAAATTGGAGGTAGATGGAACTCTTATAGCAACTGGAATATCACAACTTGGATCTGGCGGCGCTAATGTATATTTAACATCTTCTAGCGCAGGTAACGTAGGTGTTGGAACTAGTAGTCCTGTTGACAAACTGCATCTAGAAGGCGGTAACGCAAGAATAGAAACTATCGCTAATACTGATGTTGAATTAATTTTAAATCCTTATTCAACAGCTCTTGGTACAATTTTTCAATGGGAACTTGTAGGTAAGGGCTCTAGTGGTAATTATAATTTTGAATTACGAAAAGCCGGTAATACATATATTACTGTAAACAGTGGAGCAGCCGGAACCGCTGGTTACGTAGGTATTGGAACGACTAGTCCTGGGGCTAAACTTGAAGTTCGTAAAGGAGGAACTGCCGCGGCCCAAGGAGACACTGATTTAATAGTTCAAGATAGTGCAGCAGCAAGTTCTACTTCACAAGTACAAATACTAGGAGGTGCAACTGGTTTTTCAAACCTTTACTTTTCTGACACATCAGCATATAATGTAGGCGGATTTATATATAATCATTCTAGTAATTATTTAGCTACAAACGTTAATGGCTCTGAAAAAATGCGTATTGATTCTTCAGGTAACGTAGGTATTGGAACTGCTAGTCCTAATAGAGAATTATCTATAGGTGATGGTACAGGTTCTCCAAATATACAATTATTAGCGTCGACAGCAGGTAATTCTCGTATTGAGTTTGGTGACACTGATGATACTGATGCGGGTGAAATCCAATATGTGCACTCTTCTAATTACATGCAGTTTACTACTAACGGTATAGAAAAAATGCGTATTGATGCTTCAGGCAATGTAGGCATTGGAACCGCTAATCCAAATCAACTTCTTGAATTAAAGAAAACTTCAGGTACTGTAACCGCAAGGCTACACGCTGATCATGAATCATCACCAGCAACAAGTATAGAGTTTATGAGAGGCACAAGTGACACTTGGGGTGGAGATGCTTATACTGATTGGAAAATAGGAAGCGGTAGTTCAAGCGACGCTGATTTTGCAATTACATCAAAAGACACTACTAGTGGTGAAAACGAAAGAGTTACTATTGAATATAACACCGGCAACGTAGGCATTGGAACGACTAGTCCTAGTAGTTTACTACACTTACAATCAGCTTCAAGTCCTGATCTACAAATAAAAGATACAACAAACAATGTAACTTTTAAGGCTTATGCTCAAGATACTAATTCACATTTAGCAAACACCAGTAATCACGATTTATTTATAGATACAAATAACATATCGCGTATTACAGTAAAAGCCGGTGGCAACGTAGGTGTTGGAACGACGAGTCCTGCTTCAAAATTAGAAGTTGATGGTGGTGATATTGAGGTAGATGATTCAGCTAGCGGATTAATATTAAGGTCACCTGACGGAACAAGATATAGAGTAACAGTAGCAAACGGAGGAACGCTTTCAGTATCAGCAGTATAATAATTAAAAATATAAATTATCTTTGTAAATATGAAATTTAATAGCAAAAAAACTACTGAAGAAATTTTAGCTCAAATAGAAATTGATAAAATTAATGCTAAAAGCACAGCTAAAGAAATTGCTTCAAAGCATTTAGGTAAGCATGGAATTAATTACATAACTATACTAGTTGTAATTGGAGTTATTAGTTCTCAGTTTTTAGAAGGAGGAGCCTTAACAGCGGTAATAGGTCTTGTTTCTACAGCTGCAATGGCCTTAATAGGTATTTTACAACACATAGTTGGTGCTAAGGAAAAAGAAGAAAAACCAGAACTAGAAATAATTAAAAGTTTGATTAAAGAACTTTCTGATAAAGAAGATGATCCTATGCAAGTAGATGTGACTGATACAGACGTTACAGTTACTAAAGGAGAAAGTAAAGTAACTGCAAGCAAAAAGAAATAAGATGGCACATAAGATAGGTGAAGAAACAGAAGTAAGACTTGATATAAAAACAATAGCAATTATAATAGGGTTTACTATTTCTTTAGCTACAACTTATTTAACGCTTTCGGCTGCAGTATCTAAAAACACCGAAGATGTTGTTGCATTAAAAGAAAACTCTGTAAACCCAATAGAGTTTCAATATAAAGATGAACTAGTGAGATCAACAGTAAAAAGATTAGAGGAAAAGCAAGATGTATTAGGAGATGATATAAGTGAAATAAAAGATCAGCTTTCTAAAATTGACGAAAGACTTTATCAAATAAGTAAAAAGTAGATGAGATCTGCAATAATTATTTTTTTTATAACATGTTTTAGTTTTGCTCAAACTGATATAGAAATAATTCAATTCAGCGCTTCGTTTGTTATAGACAACGAAATTTCTTTAAAAAAATTTAAATATCAGACTAGAACTATTTATATGTCTGAAAACCCAGATAAATTCAAAAAACATAAACTTAAATATATTCCTACTGTTATATTATTATATAATGGAGAAGAATATCATAGAGTAGAATCAGGGATATCATTAAAATTACCCGAGGACACAATCAATCAAATCGAAGATAAAATTGATGAAATAATCGAAAGTAAATTTTAAAGATAATATGAAACAAATAACAACTATTATATTAGTTCTAGGCTTATGCTGGAACTTAAATTCTCAAAACAAAAAAGATAATATATTTAACAAGTTATTTAAATATAGCACTCTGTATGTAGCTGGTAATATAGACAATCCAAAAGAAAATGTAAAAGATTATTTTGTAAGAACAAATCCTGATGGTAATTTGTATGCTCCGCCGGTAGTGGTAGACGGCACTGATTATTATGATTTCGATTATCGATATGGCATAGGGATACGCAAACTAGCAAGATTTGATTATGAAATTAAAAGTAAACATTATTATGATGGCACAGAAAATAATATTGGATTATCTGCAACCAACTCCTCTGTAAATGGTTTGGAATATACTTTTCATTATGAAAAAGAAAGATCAAGAGATGAAGTGTTTACCAATCATAGATATTTTTTAAAACACAGTGGTAAACACCATGTCATAAAACTAGAGAGTAGAAAACAAGGTAGAGTCGATTTTAATTATAAAGCTGCAGAAGTTAGAGCAAAATTACCAATAGGTAAAAAGTTAAGTATTTCTGTAGGCGCAATCTTAAGAACTCATGATCGTCCTTATGGATATAACCCGGTTGAAATATGGTTAAATGAAACTGACGAAAATGGTTGGCCAGTAAATCCATGGTACTCATTAGGTTTTGATTATGGATATGATGATATATACTACACTCAAGAAGATGAAAGTGGAAATGAAATATCCGACTGGTATTGGATTAATCCTGATGGAGAAATTATAGCTAATACAGATTTGGAATTTAGAGATACAGTTTTTGCTGATTTAATGAATAGGTATAACCAAGAGATTTGGAATGATCTTGATGCTTTTGGAGTAGTTAGTCCAATCATAGGTTTTGACGTATATCATTATAAAAGAAACTTCTGGATACATGCATTTGGTTCTTACTTACTACCTTATCATAAATATGTTAAAGGAGATTTAGATTTTAGCTATTTAAATAGAAACAACTGGGGCTTAGGTGGATTAATTGAAAACGCTAATCTTGAGCAGTGGGAAGACTATCAAGCAGGAATTTCTTTCGGATGGAAATTATCAAAAAGTTTAGGTATATTTGTTGAAACCGAATATACAAAGTTTTGGGATTCTAAAATATATCAATCGTCTGTTGGGTTTAACATTAGACTGTAATGAATAAAATCCCTAAAGATAAGTTATTACACTTTTTTTGGGGAGGAATAACTGCCTTTCCTCTTATATATATATTCTCTATTTATGGATTTATATTTTCATTAACTTTGTACGCAGGAAAGGAAATTGTTTATGACTGGTATATGAGCAAAGGAAATCCTGAATTTATGGACTTTTTATATTCTAGTATACCAGCAATTTTTTATTTAATATTAAAATTAAATATATGAAGAGAATTAGTAAGCATATAACATACGCTGAAGCTATACATTCAAATACAGCTAAAAGATGCGGAATAGAAAATACACCTAATGAAGAGCAAACTAAAAATATGATAGAGTTGGCAGAAAAAATTTTTGAACCTTTAAGGTTGTGGGTAGGAGGCCCAATAAAAATAACTAGCATGTTTAGATCTGAAAATTTAAATAAAGCTTTAAACGGGGCGTCTTCCAGCCAACATTGCAAAGGTATGGCAATGGACATTGATGATGTATATGGATGTAAGACTAATAAACAAATGTTTGACTGGATAAGGTCTCATTGTAATTTTGATCAATTAATATGGGAGTTTGGTGATGATGACAATCCGGCATGGATACACGTAAGTTATCAAGGAGAAGGTAAAAACAGAAATAGAGTTTTACTTGCTGAAAAAGAATTTGGTAAAACTATATATAAAATAATTAAATGAGTAAAAAAAAATCTTTCAAGGATACTGGAGTCGGAAAATTTTTATTAAATAAAATTCCAGGTATAGTAGGTGATATAGCTAATGACACTCCTGTGGGGTCAGTAATTAAAGCTATAATCGGGGGTAGTGACATGAGTGCTGAAGACAAACAGATTGCTCTTGAAAAATTAAAAATAGAAGAAGCTGAAATGGAAGCGATTACACGAAGATGGGAATCAGATGGAAAAAGCGGATGGCTTACAGCAAATGTTAGACCTCTAACTTTAATATTTTTTTCTATTGCTTATGTAATAGGATGGTATTGGGGATTAGAATTAAATTCAATATCAGGTGTTTTGACTATAATAATAGGAAGTTATTTTGGAAGTCGTGGAATTGAAAAAGTAATGGGTAATAATAAACATAAATAATAATGGCAAAAAAAGGTAGAACAAAAGGTAACAAAATATGTCCCGCTGGAATAGCTTGGGCAAAAAGAACTTTTGACAGATATCCTTCAGCGTATGCGAATATGGCAGCAAGTAAATATTGTAAAGATCCTAATTACGCTAAGAAAGCAAAAAAGAAATAATTATGGATGCAAAAAAATTAAAACAAATAGCGTCAGAGCTTAGAAAAGCTTCTGCTATGCACAAAGGACAAGCAGCAAAAATAGACAAGATGCTTAAATCAATAAAGAAAAAGAAATGAGTAAATTAGCAAAAGGTAATAGACCTAGAATTAAAAACGGAAAAAACAATTTAGGATTACAAAGTGTAATCCACGGAATAGACAATAACCCAGCAATAACAGCAGCTGATCCAAAAGCTAAGTTTATTGCAAAAAATAATTAATTATGCCAACAGTAAAATATACATGTCCAGATTCAGGAAAATCAATGACTAGAACTTTCCCTTACAATGCAGTAGGAAAAGCGCAAGCAGAAGAGTTTTCAAAATTAATGAAAGGAAATAAAAAAAATAATCCTAATAGATACTCAAAAGGTTATTAATGGGAGAATTAAAAAAATGGGTAAAACAAAAATGGGTTCGAATTGGTACCGATGGTAAAATCAAAGGGCCTTGCGGTACTTCTAAAAACAAAAAAAATCCTGATAGATGTTTACCATTAGCGAAAGCAAAAAGACTAAGTAAAAAACAATTAGCGGCAACAGCAAAGAAAAAAAAGAGACAAGGTAAAAGCCGTCAATTTGTTTCAAACACTAAAGCTGCACGAGCAAAATAATAAATTAATTATGGCTAGTAAAAAAAATATGTCTTGCAATAAAGTAAGACCCTCAACAAGACCAGGGAAAAAGAAAATGGTTAAAGCTTGTGAGGGTGGTAAAGAGAAACTAATTCACTTTGGAGCTAAAGGCTATGGGCACAATTATTCTGCCGCAGCAAGAAAAAGTTTTAGAGCTAGACATAAATGTGGCACCGCTAAATCAAAACTAACCGCTAGATATTGGGCGTGCAAAAAATTATGGGCAGGAAAAGGCGGTAGCACCAAGTCTTCCCCTAAAAGTAAACAGGGAAAATATTAGTATATTTGTAAAAAAATAAATAAACAAAAGATCATGGTTAAATTTACACTACACGTGGAAAAAAATAAAAAAGTTTGTGTTCAACATGAATCAGAAGACTGGTCAGCTGATAAATCTGTGGAAGATGTTTCTTCTTTGGCGGCGTTAACCGAAGCTGTGTTTGCATTAAAGCCTTCAGATAAAAACGGAAGTATTGATGGTTATACATCTTATTTTGTATTTAATGGCTCGGTTGTAAAATGGGTAGATATAGAGAATGATACATGGAAATTAAGAGACGTAGATTCAATTGATGATTTAGTTTTAGCAGTACTTAACGATTTAAAATAAATAAATAATGGCAATAATACCAAATTCATGTAAGTTTCACGTAGTTTCATCTACAGTAGATACTGTTGATAGAGGCTCAGCAGAATTTCAGTCAAAAAGAAAAATTTTCACAATGGCAGATATTGCCGAAACAGTTGATGTGACGGTAAGTCCATATACAATAGGTGAATCAAATTCTATTTTACCTGTTATCCCAACAGGTGGAAGCGAAAATACAATAACGGGAGGGTCAGCTTGTACCGTTATAAGCGGAGGATATTCCAATAATATAAATGGTTCCTGTAAAGCAACTATTTCAGGTGGCGCCATTAACTGTATAAGTTTAGGTAATTCTTCCACAATAGGAGGCGGAGGTTCAAATTGTATAACGGGTTCTAGCGCTACAATCGCAGGAGGAATCGACAATACAGCTTCAGCTGAAGGTGTTATTGGTGGTGGTAGATGTAATACAGTGCGTGATAAATCATTTATTGGAGGTGGTTGCTGTAACGTTATGGGAGGCAACACGGCATTTTCTGTAATAGCCGGTGGATGCAGCAATGAAATTTCTACTAACCTTTGTGGGCATACAATTGGTGGGGGAATGAATCATGAGATTTGTGACGGTCAGTATAACACAATTGCTGGGGGTTCCGGTAATAAAATTTGTACTACTGCATGTGATAGCAACTTTATAGGTGGAGGTTTAAGTAATGATATAACTAGCTCGGCAGGTCAATACTCTGTAGTAACTGGTGGAGCATTAAACGACTTAACATCTTACTCATCTGTGATTTCGGGTGGGTTGTTCAATGACGCAACAGGCTGCCAAAGTGTAGTAAGCGGAGGAAAAAGTAATACTGCAAGCGGAACTAATTCAGCTGTTTTAGGAGGAGAAGGAAACACTAGTTCTTGTGGTTGTAGTTTTGTAGTAGGGAATGGAATTACTACTGATAGAGTTTGTTCAACTTTTGTAAACAATTTGTCTATTAAAAACATACCTACATCAGCAGCAGGATTACCTTCAGGTTCGGTTTGGAATAATTCAGGAGTTTTGAATATTGTGACATAATACATATATTTGTTTAAATTTAATTTAAATGAATATAATATTTGCAATTGATGGTGGTCTAGGAAAATCTATAATGGCTACTGCTGTAGTTCAGGCTATAAAAAAAAAATATAAAAAATCCAACTTAATAGTTGTTACAGCATACCCTGATGTATTTTTACACAATCCTTATGTAAACAGATGTTTAAAAGGTGATAATGGCAATAGGTTGTATAAAGAATATATAAAGGATCAAAAGTGTAAAATATTCGTAGCCAATCCTTATCACACTGACGATTTTCTTCAAAACAAAAAACATTTATTTTATATTTGGTGTGAATTATATGGATTAAAATATAATAATGAAGTTCCACAAATTTTTCTAACACAATCTGAAATAGATTATTACAAAAGTGTTTATAAGGTTGACAAGCCTATTTTTGCAATTCAAACTCATGGTGGCGGCGGCGAACAAGCGCAACGGTATAATTGGGCAAGAGACTTGCCTAACTCAACAATTGAAAATATTATAAATCAATTTAAAGAAGAATACACTATTTGTCACATCAAAAGAAAAGATCAGCCTACATTTGCTAATACATTGCAAGCATTGGATGGATTTAGAAGTATTGCAGTATTATTAGCAATTTCAAAAAAAAGATTATTTATAGATAGTTTTGCTCAACATTTATCAACTGCCTTAAACTTACCCGCTGTTGTTTGTTGGGTTACAACTTCTCCACATTGTTTTGGGTATGAGCTTCATAAAAATATAATTTCAAATCAATTTAACATAAATCCTTTATATGAACATCCCAACTATCAACCTTTTCTTTTAACTGAAGATATAAAGACAATGCCTTATAAAAATCTTGATGACGTGTATGACGACGAAACTATAATTAAAAATATCTTATCTTTGTAAAAAATACAAATATAAAATAAACAATGGCAATTATACCTAACGCACAAAAATTTCATACAGTCTCATCTACTGTAGATACAACTGACAGAGGATCAGCAGAATTTCAATCTCAGAGAGAAGTCTATACAATGCAAGATATTATCGATAGTATTCCTGCGGGCAGTTCAACAGATTTAAAAAATTTAACAGTAACATTATCAGCCGCTCAACTACTTAGTTTGAATGGAGGCGCAGTAATTGAGCTAATTCCGGCACCAGGCGCAAATAAAGTAATAGTAGTGGAAAATGTTGTTCAGTTTTTAGATTTTAATTCAGTAGCATATAATTTTGCAGGAAATTTAGGTCAAGTTGTTCGATTTATACAAGGCACTGAGGACGGAACTGGTTTAACTTTCAACAATTTAAATTCCGCAGCGGATAAAGTGGTATCAGGTACCATTGGTACTCCCCCTTCAATTAATACAAGTGTTAGTGTAGAATCAACTTCTGGAATAACAGTATCGCAAGGAGATTCTACTCTAAAGTTTTCCTTTTTGTATAGAGAAATAAATTTAGCTTAACTAAAAATAAATAAACAATGGCAATAATACCTATAGGACAAAAATTTCACACATTAACCTCGTCAACAGTTACTTCAGATCTAGGATCTGCAAGAGCAAATAGTGGTAGAGAAATCTATACAATGCAAGATATTATTAACACTGTATCTGCAACTGGAGGTTCTATAGATGGATCAGGTGTACAATACGCAATACCTGTATTTACAGACACTAATACTATAAGTAGTTTAGGTGTAGGTTTGCCAGGACAAGTATTAACTTCAGCAGGAATAGGAGCAAATCCTTCGTTTCAAACAATATCAGCTGGAGCCGCGAATGTTACAGATACGGCAACTGGAATTAATGTAACCAGTGCAGGTACTCAAAATATATTCATTGGTTTTAATGCAGGATCCGCGGGTAGTTCTAGTAACGAAAACACATATGTTGGTTTCAGAGCTGGGGAAGGAGCAACAGGTTCAGATAACGTTTTTATTGGTAACGAAGCAGGTTACCTCGCAGTTAACACATTCTCTCGACAAGTCGCTGTAGGACATGAAGCAGGTGAATTAGGTGGTGAAAGATCAATTAATATAGGATACAGAGTACATGGGGGTAGAGAAGAATGTGTCTCAATAGGTTATCAAGCTGCTACCGGAGCATATGGTGTTAAAATAGGATCTTTGGCTGGACAACAAGGAGGTGGTACCGATGTTGGAACTGTGCTTATAGGTTATAGAGCTGGATATACAGGTACTAATGATGGGAATATTGCTATTGGATACGAGGCTAGTAATCGAGGAAGTAACGATGAGTTTTCTACAGTTATTGGTTATTATGCTAATAGAAATTTAGAGCTTGGTGACGAAGTTTTTACAACAGCGGTAGGATATGAGGCAGGGCTTGGGGTTCAGGGGTCAACGAATGGAGATAACGGTTCATACTTTGGACACAGGGCAGGATACTCTATATTATCCGGTACTCAAAACACTTTAATAGGATCATTTGCGGGAGATGCTTTAACTACAGGTTCTAATAATATTGTGTTAGGATATAATGCTGCAGCAAGTTCTGTAAGTGTTTCTAATGAAATAACTTTAGGTAACGCAAGTATAACAGCAATCAGAGCAGCAGTAACATCTATAACTTCATTGTCCGATGAACGTGATAAAAAAGATATTAAAGATATCACATATGGTCTAGATTTTATAAGTAAATTACAACCTAGAGAATTTGTATGGAATAATAGATCTGAATACAAAGAATTTTTACCGCATTCAAAAAACAAAGAAAGCGCCGAGCTTAAAGAAATTATCAGCTCGAACAAAGGCAAAAAAGATTTTGGGTTTATCGCACAAGAAGTACAAGTTCATGATGATGATACATTAAGATTGATATACGATGCTAATCCAGAAAAACTTGAAATGAGTTATGGAAAACTTGTACCAATATTAGTAAAAGCTATACAAGAATTATCAGCAAAAGTTTCAGCTTTAGAAAACGCATAAAGTAAAATAATTTAAGTAAATTTGAAAAAATAATAATAAAATATAATATAATGAGTGAACAAGTAAAAAAAGTAAGTGAAGAACATTTAAATAAACTTCAAGAATTAAACCAACAATTCGCAGGACTTCATAAACAAGTCGGGGATTTAGAAGTAAGAAAACATCAAGTATTAAATGCTATTGATAATCTTAGCTCTGAATTCAAAACTTTTGAAGCTGAATTAATTAAAGAATACGGAGATAACGTAGTAATTAATTTAGAGTCAGGCGAGATAAAAGACAAACCAGAAGATGGCAAAGATAAGTAATTTAATAGCCTACCCTACTGTTGCACCGCAACTAGGAGATTATGTAATAGGTACAGATACATCCAACAGTAATGAGACTGTAAACTTTACACTACAGTCCATTGCTGACATAATCCCAGCGGACACACTTGCAGAAGTGTTGGCAGCAGGAAATACGGCTACTAATAATATTATCTTAACAGGCAATATTACTTTAACTGGAAACCTTTCAGTATCAGGTACAGTCACTGACAGTAGTGGTGATGTAGGTGTTTCAGGGCAAGTGTTATCTTCGACTGGAGCGGGAACAAATTGGATCAACAATGTGGACGGCTCTGGCACATTAAACACATTAGCTAAATGGACTCCAGACGGTGATACATTGGGTGATAGTTCAATCACTGATGACGGAACTAGCGTTATAGTCTCTAATGATATATACCTACAAGGAAATACAATTCATATAGGAAATCAAGTTTCGGACTCAGCAATTGTAAATGGCACCATGACTTTCTTGCAAAACGCCAGAGTAAACTCTACATTGCAAGATGCGGGTGGGAATGCAGGTGGAATCGGTCAAGTGTTATCTTCGACTGTAACGGGAGTTCAATGGATAGATCAATTACCTTCCGGACTTAATTTTCAAGGAGCGTGGAATGCAGCTACAAATACCCCAGCATTAGCTTCAGGAGTCGGAGTGCAGGGTTATTATTATATTGTAGAAACACCAGGTACTACTAACTTAGATGGAAATAATAGTTGGCAAACAGGAGATTGGGCTATATTTAATGGCACGGCTTGGCAAGAAATTGATAATCAAAATATATTTTCAGGATCAGGAACTTCAAATACTATGACTAAGTGGACTGGAACTCAGTCTTTAGGAAATAGTACTTTAACAGACGATGGAGTTACATTAACATCTACCAGTAATATAAGCTTTACAGGAACTACAAATGATCTTGGAACACCAGCTGGAACTAATCAGTTTTACGGTTTAAATTATTTTTACGGAAACGCAAGATTTGATGGCGAGCTAAGAGATGCGACTGGTGCTGCAGGTACAGCTGGGCAAGTATTATCAAGTATAGGAACTAAAGTTCAGTGGAAAAATGTAGTAGACGGAAGCGGTATTGCTAATAAATTACCTAAATGGTTAGACTCAGACACATTAACTGACAGTAGTGTATCAGATATCGCAGGAGCGGTAGCTATAACTAGTTCTACATTTACATGCAACACAAGTGGAAATCAAGAAATGTCATCTGGAACAGGGGCGCTTACTTTTGTCGCAAATGGTGTTTCAGGAGCAATTAGTTTAACTAGTCTTTTAGATTTAAGATTAGATAGTCAAAATAATATAGAATTTAATGCTTCTAACATAACATCAAAAATAATTAACTATAGTCCTGCAGAATTCAAAAAAACTATTTTAGATAGTACAGGAGGCGCAGGAACAAGCGGTCAAGTATTATCTTCGACAGGAACCGGTGTTCAGTGGATTACTAACACACCATCACTCCCGTTAGCGGATGGAACAAGAATTGTAGTTGGTGAATTGACATCAGCCCAAATCTTGAATATTGCTACTGCTCCAGTAAATGTTATTGCTGCACCAGGAGCAGGTAAATTAGTAGTAGTAGATTCTGTTGTAACTAAATACAATTTTGTTACCAGTGCATATTCAGGTAGCGTTGGTCTAGAGATGAAATATTCATCTCCAGCTGGACAGCCTATTTTTTCGAGCACCGCTAAATTAGATATATCAGGTACTTCTGATAAATACGCTTTAGATTTCGGTATTTCATTTGGTACTGGAATGATTTCTATGAGTGAAAATCAAAGTATAGAGATTCGTGAACCTGGCTCCAACCCAACTGGCGGCGATAGTACAGTTTTGTATAATATAAAATATAGAATTTTAAATACTGCTGATCTTACGGTAGATTTAACATAGTTTTGTAATAAAATAAAATTTAATTTATTATGGATATAAGAAAGATTTCCATAGGCGCTGATTATAAGTCAAGTGCAATGCATTATTTAATAGGGCAGTCTGTCTTAGGTGGTAGTTACACAATACATTTAATTAAACACGATTCTTTAAATAGTTCAATAAAAATTTGGATTGAACAAAATAATGAAGTATTATTATGGAAAGAATTTAATTCTAACATGCCTATATCTATAGAATATAATATAAATTTTTAAGTATGTCAAAAATAGTTATTGAAGAATTAAAAGAAGAACTTGATATATATATTGAACAAAAAAAACAACCGGGTTTGACGTTTGAAAAAGAAATGCAAATAGCAGATAAAATTCACAACATCAAAATGAAATTAAATGGAGTAAAACCAACAGATACATATATAGATTGTATAGGTTGTGGCTCATAAATTAAAAAATGAAATCACCTTATTATTTTATAGTAAAACCTTTAAAGGGAAGAAGATATGACAATGTAAAAAAAATAGGAGGTATAGATTTTTTTACAAGCGTTTCTCAAGAAGATCACACGGCTTCTAACAGATTTGCTGAAGTAGTCAGTTGTCCGTTAAATTATAAGGGAGAAATAAATACAGGAGATATATTGTTAGTTCATCATAATGTTTTTAAAATATATTATGACATGAAAGGTCGAGAAAAAAGCGGAAGAAGTTTTTTTAAAGAAGATTTATTTTTTATTGATTACGATCAGTTTTATATGTATTATAATAAAGGTAAATGGCAAACTCATTCTAAGTATTGTTTTATAAAACCCGTACCTGTAAGAGAATCAATAATTATGAAACCAGTGGAAGAAGAACCTCTTGTAGGTATAGTTAAATATTCTAATCAAAAACTAACTGAATTAGGTGTAAAGGAAAATGATGAAGTGGTATTCGAACCTGAGTGTGAATATCCTTTTTATATAAATGGGGAAAAGATTTATAGAATGTTTTGGAATAATATAACTATGGTATTATGAAAACATCAAAAGACTTGAAACTTGAAATAATTAACGCAGGAAGATTAGCTGTATCACAGTTAATAAAAGTTGCTAAAGAAGATATTATTAAATATGATAAAGATGATGAGTTAGCTGCGGATAGGTTAAAGAATGCAGCTGCTACTAAAAAGCTTGCTATATTTGATGCATTTGAAATATTAACAAGAATTGAATTAGAAAAAGATTTATTAAACGGAGTTGAAAAAGTAGAAGAAAAATCAAGACAAGGATTTGCAGAAAGACGATCAAAATAAACTATATACTATTGTAAAAAACCATGTATCTAAACAATCTATGTTGAAGATGAATCAGCATAGATCTTGGGCTTATGGTTATAATCCTAAACATGATTTGATTGTTATTAGTAAAGATGGAACCGTAGGTGATATATACAATATAAATGGTTTGTTAATTGGTTTACCAAAAACTCCAAAACAAATTTTTAAAAAATCTAAAAAAACTTCTGATCAATACTGGTCTGTGTTTGAGTATCCTAAAGTTTTATCAAAAATAAATTCTATATTTCAATGGCATGAAATGAATACTGAATTTAAAAATCAATGGGTTGATTATATTGAAAGTGAATTTGACAGGAGAGAAGAAGGTTTCTGGTTTTATAATAATGGAAATCCAACATACATAACAGGGACTCATTATATGTATTTGCAATGGACAAAAATAGATATTGGTAAACCAGAATTTAGAGAAGCTAATAGAATATTTTATATTTTTTGGGAAGCATGTAAAGCTGACAAAAGAAGTTTTGGAATGTGTTATTTAAAAATAAGACGTTCAGGATTTTCTTTTATGGGATCTTGTGAAGCAGTAAATACAGCTACTATAAGTAAAGATGCAAGAGTAGGTATACTTTCTAAAACAGGGTCTGATGCTAAAAAAATGTTTACAGACAAAGTAGTTCCTATTTCTAATAACTATCCTTTCTTTTTTAAACCAATTCAGGACGGAATGGATAGACCAAAAACTGAATTAGCTTACAGGGTTCCAGCTTCCAAGATTACTAAAAAAAACATGTTTCAGGCAGATGAAGAGGAGTTAGAAGGATTGGATACAACTATAGATTGGAAGAACACTGCAGATAATAGTTATGATGGAGAAAAATTAAAACTATTAATTCACGATGAATCAGGTAAATGGCTAAAGCCAGATAATATTATAAACAATTGGAATGTAACTAAAACTTGTTTAAGATTAGGTAGTAAGATTATAGGTAAGTGTATGATGGGATCTACGTCTAACGCTCTAGATAAAGGAGGTTCTAATTTTAAAAAATTATTTTATGATTCTAATGTAAAAAACAGAAATCAAAACGGTCAAACTAAAAGCGGATTATATAATCTTTTTATACCAATGGAATGGAATTTTGAAGGATATATAGATAGATACGGAATGCCTGTGTTCAAGACTCCGAACAAAAGTATTGTAGGTTCTGACGGAGAATTTATTTATCAAGGGGCTATTAATTATTGGGAAAATGAAGTAGAATCTTTAAAGAAAGATGCAGATGTTTTAAATGAATTTTACAGACAATTTCCTAGAACAGATTCTCATGCATTTAGAGATGAAAGTAAACAGTCATTATTTAATTTAACAAAAATTTATCAGCAAATAGATTACAATGATTCTTTAATTAAAGAACATTTTTTAACGCAAGGTAGATTTAGTTGGAAAAACGGAATCAAAGATACAAAAGTAGTATGGTCTCCAGATTCTAGAGGTAGGTTTTTAGTTTCTTGGATACCAGAAAAAAACTTGCAAAATTGTAGGTTAAATCAAAATGGAAATTATTTACCTGGAAATGATCATCTGGGTAGTTTTGGGTGTGACTCATACGATATATCTGGAACAGTAGGCGGAGGAGGGTCTAATGGAGCATTACATGGATTAACTAAATTTAACATGGACAACGCTCCAAGTAATGAGTTTTTTTTAGAGTATGTTGCTCGACCGCAAACAGCAGAATTATTTTTTGAAGATGTTCTTATGGCTTGCGTGTTTTATGGAATGCCTATATTAATAGAAAATAATAAACCTAGATTATTGTACCATTTTAAAAACAGAGGTTATAGGAAATACTGTATGAATAGACCTGATAAAATTTATAATAAATTATCTAAATCAGAAAAAGAAATAGGAGGAATCCCTAACTCTTCAGAAGAAGTAAAACAAGCTCACGCTAGTGCTATAGAAAGTTATATAGAGAAGTATGTAGGAATGGATATGGAAGGTTCATTTAGAGATAAATTAGATATGGGAACTATGCATTTTAATAAAACTCTCGAAGACTGGGCTAGGTTTAATATTAACAATAGAACTAAGTTTGATGCTAGTATAAGTTCTGGATTAGCTATTATGGCTAATCAAAAACACTTATACACACCACAAAAAAAAGAGTCAAAAATAAAGATTAACTTTGCAAGGTATAATAACAAGGGAATATACAGCGAAATACGCACTTAATGGTAGATGTAAAAATTGATATAAACCCAATAGGGTTTCCGAACTTATTTGTTTCTGATAGTGAAAAAGATACAGTAGAATATGGATTGCAAATTGGTCAAGCAATTCAATATGAATGGTTTCGTAAAGATAGTAATACTTGTAGGTTTTATTCTCAATGGAGAGATTATCATAGATTAAGACTATATGCAAGAGGAGAGCAGTCAGTCCAAAAGTATAAAAATGAATTAGCTATAGATGGTGATTTAAGTTATTTAAATTTAGATTGGACACCAGTTCCTATAATACCTAAATTTGTTGATATTGTAGTAAATGGAATGTCTGATAGATTATTTAAAGTTCAGGCATATGCACAAGATGCTTTATCTGCAGAAAATCGTTCATCGTTTCAAGATATGATTGAAGCTGATATGGTGGCAAAACCAATTCTAAATCAAATACAAAAAGGATTTGGAGTAAATCCTTTCGCAACTGATCCTGATGAACTTCCTAATAATGATGAAGAGCTTGCTTTGTATATGCAATTAAATTACAAGCCAGGAATAGAAATTGCTGAAGAAGAAGCTATAAATACTTTATTTGAAGAAAATCATTATTCGCAAGTAAGAAAGCGAGTAGATTATGATATAACCGTACTAGGTATCGGAATAACAAAACAATACTTTTTGCCAGGTGAAGGTGTAAAAATAGATTATGTAGACCCAGCTAATGTAGTATATAGCTATACGGAAGACCCTTACTTTAAAGATTGTTTTTATTGGGGAGAAATAAAAACTGTACCAATGACAGAACTTCCTAAAATCGACCCAAGTTTAACGAATGAAGATTTAGATGAAATATCGCAATACAGTCAAGCTTGGTATGATTATTATAACGTAGCTCAATTTTACGAAAACAGTATTTTCAATAGAGATACAGCAACGCTATTATATTTTAATTACAAAACCACTAATTCTATAGTATACAAGAAAAAGAAATTAGATGGAGGTGGAGCAAGAGTTATAGAAAAAGATGATCAATTTAATCCGCCAGAAGAAATGATGGAGGAAGGAAATTTTGAAAAAGTTGAAAAGAAAATAGATGTTTGGTATGAAGGGGTTATGGTAATGGGAACAAACATAATGCTGCAATGGAAAAAAATGGAGAACATGGTTAGGCCTCAGTCTGCCTCTCAATACGCAATGCCAAATTACATTGCATGCGCTCCAAGAATGTATAAAGGTGTGATAGAATCTTTAGTAAGAAGAATGATTACGTTTGCTGATTTAATTCAAATGACACATTTAAAGCTCCAGCAAGTAATTGCAAGAACTGTGCCTGATGGTGTATTTATAGACGCAGATGGTTTAAATGAGGTAGACTTAGGAACAGGTAATGCGTATAACCCGCAAGATGCATTAAGATTATATTTTCAAACTGGATCGGTAATTGGAAGAAGTTATACTCAAGACGGAGAGTTTAATAATGCTAGAGTACCTATTCAACAATTAACTGCTAGTAGTGGGCAGGGTAAAATTAATAGTTTGATAGGAACCTATAATCATTACATGGATATGTTAAGGAGTGTAACAGGATTAAATGAAGCTAGAGATGGCACTAAACCTGATCCATATGCTTTGGTTGGTGTTCAAAAATTAGCAGCTTTAAATTCAAATACAGCAACACGTCATATCTTACATGGAAGTTTATATATAACTCAAACTTTAGCTGAAGCTCTTTCTGTTAGAATAGCAGATATATTAGAGTATGCTGAATTCAAAGAAGAGTTTAAAATGCAAATTGGAAAATATAATGTAGGAATATTAGAAGATATAAAAGATTTATATATTTATGACTTTGGCATATTCATAGAAGTGGCTCCAGATGAAGAAGAAAAAGCACAGTTAGAACAAAACATTCAAATGGCTTTATCTAAAAATGATATAAACTTAGAAGATGCTATTGATATAAGAGAGCTTAAAAATATAAAACTTGCCAACCAATTACTTAAAGTTAAGAGACAAAAGAAGCAAGAGAAAGATCAGCAATTTGCATTAACTCAAAAGCAAATGGACGCACAAACAAAAATGCAAGTTCAGCAAATGCAAGCAGAACAGGAAATGAAAAAGCTTCAAATGGAAGCTCAAGTAAAAATGCAAGCAAAACAAGCAGAGGTGGCTTTTGATATAGAAAGGCTAAAAAATGAAGCTATGTTAAAACGTGAGTTGATGCAAGTAGAATTTGATTATAATATGCAGCTCAAAGGTAGAGAAGAGCAGGCTATAGATCAAAGAGAAAAAAGCAGAGAGAAAGCTAAAAATAAAAGAATAAGTCAAGCTAATACTGAGCAGTCAAAATTAATTGAACAAAGAAAAAATAATTTACCACCTATAAGTTTTGAATCTAATGAAGATACTTTAGATGGGTTTGATTTGGCTGAATTCAATCCAAGATAAATAAAATATAATGCAAAAAGTAAGTGGGCCGCAATTAACCCAAATCAGAGAAGAATTTAATTTAAGGGTAGAAAGAAAATCAATTTTAGGTAAAACCAAAAAAGTATTTTGGGAATCCAAAAGAAGATTTTCAAATATTTAATACACCTAAAATTATATTTATAATTATTATTAACTTTGTAAAAATTAAATCAAATGGAAATTAAAGTAAAAGATTTAGGCGAAATGGAATCTAAATCAACACAAGAAATTGAAAAAGAACTACTAGATAAGCATGAAGCTCAACAAGAAGCGTTAGATAATCCAGCGCAAAAAGATGACGTTGATCGTATAAATCTTCAAGAGACTCCGGTTAAAGAAGAGGTAGTAGTAGAAGAAAAAATAAAAGAACCTGTAGTAGAAGCTCCACAAGTTTCTGCCCCAGAAATGTCAGATAGCGACGTTCTTTCATATATTGAAAACAAATACGGTGAAGAGGTTTCTTCACTGGATGATTTCATTGTTAAGCGTAATACGTCAGAAGAATTACCTGAAGATGTAAAAGCTTACTTTGAATATAAAAAAGAAACAGGAAGAAGTATAAATGATTTTGTAAAATTACAACAAGATTATGATTCTATGAATCCTGATTCTTTAATTGCTAGTTATTATTCTGTAACTGAAGAGGGTTTAGATTCAGAAGATATACAATATCTTATGGATGACAAATTTGGTTATGATGAAGATTTAGATGATGAAAAAGAAAAAAAGAAAAAACAACTAGCAAAAAAAAGAGAACTATCTAAAGCTAAAAAATACTTTAAAGAGCAAAAAGAAAAATACAAACTACCTCTTGAGTCAAGAGAAGTTGTTTCTTCAAGTAATGAAAAGGAAATAAAAGCTTATAGAAAGTACATAGAAGATAATGCTGCGTATGAAAAAGAAGCAGCTAATAAGCTAAATTGGTTTAAAGAAGAAACTAATAAAGTATTTAATAAAGATTTCAAAGGTTTTGAGTTTGTTATTAATGATAAGAAAATTTCTTATTTACCTTCTGCTGTTGAAGATGTAAAGAAAAGTCAATCGTCTATCGATAATTTTATTCAACAATATGTTGACGATAAAGGTTTGGTAAAAAACACTTCGCAGTATCATAGAGCTTTATCTATGGCCATGAATCCAGACAAGTATGCTAAGTTCTTTTACGAACAAGGCAAGGCTGATGCTGTTGATAATATATCCAAAAAAACAAAAAATATAAATATGGATGTAAGATCAGCTCCACAAGTCACATCAAAATCTGGCTTCAAAGTAAGATCTCTAAATCAAGATTCAGGTCGAGGTTTAAAGATTAGAAGTATAAAAAAAAATAATTAATAACATTTAAAAATTAAAAATTATGCCAGGAGCAGTAGCCGGTACTCCAACATTTGCGTTACAACCAAGTGCTGAGAGAGTAGCCGTACAATCAAACTACATTACTAATTTCAATTTCTTGAATCAGTATCTTCCAGATACTTATGAAAAGGAATTTGAAAGATATGGTAATAGAACAGTAGCGTCATTCTTAAGAATGGTAGGCGCTGAAATGCCTTCTAATTCTGACCTTATCAAATGGGCAGAACAAGGAAGATTACACACTAAATACACAAATGTAACTTCAGCTGCAGCAGCAGCTCAAGATGTTGCTACATTAACTATCAATGACGTTCTTGTACCAGGTACAGGAGGAATTGCTATTAGAGTAGGACAAACATTTATGTTATCAGACAGTTCAATTGGTTCAACTAATAGTAACAAAGGTATCGTTACTGCAGTTAACTATGCAGCAGGAACAATTGATGTTGCGTATTATGAAGCAGGTGGTCAAACAATGGCTGCAGCTGTACAGTGTTCATTATTTATATATGGTTCTGAATTCCAAAAAGGTTCAGTTGCTATGGAAAATTCTTTAGAAGCTGACGATGTCATTTTCCAAAACAGTCCAATCATTATCAAAGATCTTTACGAAGTATCTGGTTCTGATATGGCTCAAATTGGATGGATTGAAGTTACTACAGAAAACGGAGCGACAGGATACTTATGGTATTTAAAATCAGAACATGAAACAAGATTAAGATTTGAAGATTATCTAGAGACAGCTATGGTGGAAGCAGTTCCAGCTGAAGCAGGTTCTGGTGTAGCAGCTATCGCAGCTGGAGTAGCATCAGGTACAGGTAATAAAGGATCTGAAGGATTGTTTTATGTATTAGGTCAAAGAGGAAATGTATGGGGCGGTGGAATACCTGCTGCTTTAGCAGACTTTGACGCTATCATTCAAAGATTAGATAAACAAGGAGCTATCGAAGAAAATGTATTATTCTTAAATAGAGAATTTTCTTTTGATATTGATGATATGTTAGCTGCACAAAATTCTTATGGTGCAGGTGGTAGTTCTTATGGATTATTTGATAATGATGAAGAGATGGCTTTAAATTTAGGATTCTCTGGATTCAGAAGAGGTTATGATTTCTACAAAACAGATTGGAAATACCTTAACGATCCTACTATGAGAGGAGATATTGTTGGAGGAAAAATCAACGGGGTACTTGTACCAGCTGGTTCAACTTCAGTATACGATCAAATCTTAGGTAAGAACGCTAAGAGACCATTCTTACACGTAAGATATAGAGCTTCTGAAACTGAAGATAGAAGATACAAAACATGGATTACAGGATCTGCTGGTGGCGCTGCTACTTCAGGAACTGATGTAATGCAAGTTAACTTCTTATCAGAAAGAGCGCTTTGTACTTTAGGTGCAAACAACTTCTTCTTATTCCAAGATGCATAATAAGTAGTTCAATAATATCGGGGGGTGAATTTCACCCCCTAGATATTTTTTATAAATTTTAAATTAAATCAAATGAAAAAAAATAAACAAGTATACCATGATAAGGTATACAGATTAAGAAGAGATGCAGCACCACTTTCTTATATGCTGTCATCCAAGCACACAAAAAGAAAAGCCTTACTTTACTTTGATGAAGACACAGGAATTAATAGAGCTTTACGCTATGCAAGAAATCAAAAATCTATTTTTGAAGACGAGCAAGATGGTAATGCTATATTAGAACCTATTATTTTTGAAGAAGGAATGTTAAGGGTTCCAAGACAAAATCAAATTTTACAACAATTTTTAAAACTTCATCCAGGTAATGGCAATGTTTTTTATGAAGTAGATAATGAACAAGATGCTGCTGCAGATATGGAAATTATGAACTTTGAATTAGAAGCTCAAGTAGCTGCGCGCGATTTAAGCCTTTCTAAGCTAGAAAGTATTTCTAGAGTAGTGTTGGGTGTTAGAGCGGATAAAATGACAACAGCGGAGCTTAAAAGAGATATAATGATATTTGCTAGAAGAGATCCACAAGAGTTTTTAGATCTAATTAACGACCCTATGGTTGAGTTACAAGACGAAGTAGTTAAAATGTTTAGCGCCACTTTATTACAAATGAGAAATAAAAATAGAGATGTGTATTTTAATTTGAAGAAAAATAAAACTAAAATGCTTACAGTTCCTCATGGTGAAGAACCATCTTACATTGTAGCCTCATATTTTCAAACAGACGAAGGTGTTGAGTCATATAAGCTATTAAAGAAAATGCTAGATAAATAAAAGAGTATATCCTCGAATAAATCAAATCGTATTTTTTTTATGTATCTTTGTGTAAAGATTAAATGCAATGATAAACGAAGTACGAAATGCAGTGATGGCTGTAATAAATAAAAACAACTACGGATATATTTCTCCTAG